AACCAGGGCCGCGCCGGCGAAGTCGCGCCGCTCATCAGGCCCGCCGCCAGGGTCCGCAGGGCCTGGCTGGCCATGCAGTTGAGGATGACCTCCTGGGTGTTGGTGTTGCCCTTGTTCCGGGCGTTGAGGAAGAAGCGTCCGCCGCCCGGGAACAGGTAGGCGGCGATGTCCTGGCCTTCCGTGTCCCAGCTCCGGCGCTCGTTCTTCAGCGCCGACCACCTGCCGTCGAGGTAGGTGCGCAGCTTGCCGATGTCGCGGCCGCTCGGCGGTGGGCCTGTGGCGGGTGCGGCGAGGGCGGTCATCAGCCTCCGAGCAGGGTCTTGCGACCCAGCTTCAGGCTCTTGGAATCGACCCCCAGGGCGCCGGTCAGCAGCGTCGTCGCGGCGTTGCGCCGCGCGGCGCTCTCCTCGCCAGCCAGCAGGGACTCGACGTCCGGCTGCTTCTGGTTGGCGGCGTTCAGCGCCTCGTCGGCGCGCTGGCGCTCCTTCTGCGCGCCGAGCAGCGCCTGCTGCTGAGCCTGGGCCTGGTCAGCCAGGGCATGCTTCTCGGCGGTGGCGGCCTTCTTGCCGGCCAGGATCTCCTGGGTGAAGGGCGTGACCATGGCGCCTGGGGCCAGCAGCCAGGCCGCGGCGTTGCCGCCCTTGCCCATCAGAGCGCCCTCTCGTAGACGACCTCGCGCACCTGGTAGCGGCGCCGACACAGCAGGCGCTCGAGCGGGTTGCCCTGCGGCGAATGCCAGCACAGGTCGCGGGCACCGCGCTCGCGCGCGGCGAGCTCGGTCTCCTTCAGGAACCGGACCGCGATGCCTTTCCGGCGGTACTCGGGGTGCACGAAGATCGCGTCGACCGTCGCCGTGAACAGGTCGAGGCACTGGTGGTGGGCGCCGAGCAGCGTGGCGCAGTAGCCAACCAGCTGCTTGCCGTCGAACGCGCCGAGCGCCAATAGGCCGCCGCCCATCTCCATGGCGTAGAGCCGCTTCCAGTCCGGGTTGACGCGCAGATCCGGGCAGTAGCCGACCTCGCGCCAGTGCTGCGCGAACAGGTCCTCGCCCTGCTCGCGCAGCTCGTCCAGGTTGACGCGGCGGACCTCAACCATGCCGGCCGAACCTCCGCGGTCCGACGGGCAGGCCCTTCGGCACCTGCTGCGCGGTGACGAGGCCGGTGCCGGGGTTCTCCTTCTGCAGGTTCAGGCCCTGCATGAACATCACCGAGCAGCCCTGCTGTTGACCCAGGTGCTGGGCAGCGAGGATCAGCATGCCGATCGCCTGCCAGGGGCCACTCGGCACACCGCCGGCGATGCTCAGTTCTTCGCCCTGCGGCCCTGGTTCCAGTGCAACCAGCACGGCGCCCTTGGGGAAGAAACGCTCGAGCACCTTGCCGATGCGCTCGCGGTTACCCGAGGCGAGCGCGTCCTCGGCGTTGTCCAGCTGTTCCGGTAGTTCCACCGCCGCAGGAGTCTGCCGGCGGCCCCCGGGGATATGGGGGCCCGGTCAGCGTCCGCCGAGCGGGTCGTAGCCGCGCGTCTGGCCGCGACGCATGCGGTCCATCACCGCCAGCGGGTTGTAGTCGCGCGTGCCAGTCTGCTGCTCGAGGTCGCGGCGCTTCGGCGTCGGGATCAGCGCCAGCACGTACGCGGTGCCCACGTCGGGCGAACGGCCGATCTTCTCCACGATCTCCTCGCGCGAGCACACGTAGATCTCGGCGCCGCGCGGCTCCCACACCGGCGCGGTCAGGTCGGCCAGCAGCTCCTGGTTCGGTGGCAGCGCGATACCGGTGTTGCGGGCCGGGTCCAGCGCCTCGCGCATGCGCCACCACAGCTCGCTGCGCAGGTTCTTGAACCGCAGGCGCCCGGAGGCATCAACGCCGATCGACGGGTCGCCCATGTTCACGCCGACGACCTGCTGCCGCATCTGCATCAGGTGGCCGTACGGCTGGGCGCCCACCCCGAACAGGTCGATGTGGATCACCGCACCGTCGCGCAGCGCGGCGATGCAGTAGCCGGCCACCGTCGGGCCGTCGCGGCACACGGAGCCCGGGTAGATGATCGGCTCGTCGAACCACATGCCGTGCCGGCGCGCGATCGCGGTCTGGTCGCGGCCGCCGAGTGCCACGTCGACGCCCTCGCTGTCCATCGGCGCCAGCTTGTCCGGGCGCTTCCAGCGCGCCTGTGCCGCCTCCACCCATGCCGTCGGGATCACCTGGAACGCATCGTCCTCGACGCCGGCCTGGAAGTCACCGTACAGCATCTGGCTGCGCAGCGGCTCGGGCATGGCCTGCAGCCTGGTCACGTAGCCCGTGCGCATCAGGTGGTAGTTGTCGGTCACGCGGGAGGGGATGAAGGTCCGCGAGCTCGGGCGGATTGTCTCGCCCTCGTGTTCGAACGGCTCGGGCCCAGAGACCTCGACGTCCTTGCCGTCGAGCACCGCGAACCAACGCAGCTCGCCGGGCCTGGCGGGCTTCGGGTGCTTCTTGTCGAGCCACGGGCCGAAGAAGGCCAGCACCCAGCGGCCGGCGACGGTGGTCGGCGGATTGAAGGTCAGCACCCCCCGGCAGCGCTGGTGCGGGTGCGTGGTGCGCAGCCAGCCGAGCAGGAAGCGCACCGCCTCCTCGCGCATGTTCGAGGCCTCGTCGAAGCCGAGCAGGTCGTGCGGGCGGCCCTGGTACTTGGTCTCCTCCTTCGGTGCCGGGAACGAGCCCAGCTCGATCTGCACCGGCACGCCGTCCGCACGCCTCGTGCGCCAGATGCGGTCGGCACCGTTGAAGCCGTCGCGCGAGCCGAGCACCTCGCCGATGCGGTCGACGATCGCCACCAGCTCGGTGCCGTTCTGGCGGAAGATGCCCACCCGCTGGTGCTGGGTCAGCGCCAGGCCGATCAGCAGGTCGGTCTTGCCGCCGCCAGCGGCGCCGCCGTAGCCGACGATGTCGGCCTCGGATTCGATCGCCATCTGCTGCGGGTGCACGCGGCCGGCTTCCTTGGCCTGCATCGGCCGCCACACCGTGCGGTCACTGGCGAGCAGCGCGTCGAGCTCGGCGAGCTCGTCAGCTGTCGCTGACGCCAGCAGCTCGGGATCGAGCTTGCGCGGCACGTCGGCCCTCCCGTTTCTGCTTGCGGGCGGCGATCCGGCCCAGGATCTCCTGCACGCGCCGGGCGCGGTCCTCCTCGGTGAGCGGATCGGCGACCTCGGTCACCCGCACCTGGTCGACGTCCTTGCCGCACAGGCGATCCAGCACCAGTTTCGCGGCCAGGCCGTCGCCCTGCTGGGCCGCGGTCAGGAGCGACTGTGTGATCGACCAGACCGCGTCCTCGAGGCTGAACTGCGCCTCCTTGGCCTTCTGCTCGACGATGGCCCGGTAGTCGAGCGCCGTGCCCGGCGGACGCCCGGGGCCGGGCTGGCTGTGGCCGGGCAGGAACCGCCCCGAGCGGTCCCGGTCGCCCTTTTCGTCGCTTTTGAAAGCGCGGCTAGCCTTCTTCGCCATCGTCGACTCGCTTCCAGGTCGCCGGCGCCGAGCTGCGGCGTTCGTACGCCAGGATCTTGCGCACGGTCTTCGGCCGCAGGCCGGTCATGCGCGCAAGTCGCCGCCAGCCGAGGTGCTCCTGCTCGTGCTTGTCGCGCAGCCACCGAACCATCTCGTCGCTGATCGTGCAGTTGCGGCGGCCATCGCCCACGCGGTAGCCCTCGGCAGTGTAGCCGGCCAGACGCTTCCTGCGGTTGCACAGGCGCTGCTGCGCCAGCTGGCGCAGGGTGCGTTCCCGTTCCTGCCGCTCGCCGTCGCCGACGCCGCCCCGTTCGCCCGGCTCGGGCAGGGGCGGCGCCAGGATCGGTTCGCACGTCGTCAGCGCGTGAACTCCTCCGGCGAGTCCTCCGCTTCTTCCTCGAGCTCAGCGATGCGGCCAGCCAGCAGCGCGCGGGCCCGCATCCTGGCCCGGATCTTCTCCACCAGGTCGTGCGCCTGGGCGCGCGCAACCTCAACCCCATTCTCGATGCGCCAGTTCTCCTCGTCGTCAGATGGAAACGAGATCACAACGTCGACGATCGTGGTCACGGCGCAGGTGAGCGTGAGGCTCGTCCGCGATGGCTTCCGCTTCTTCGGCCGCTTCCGCTTCTTCGTCGGCGGCCGCTTCGCCTTCTTGCGCTGCTTCCTGGTCACCTTCTTCGGCAGCTTCCTGGTCACGGCTTCTTCTCCCAGTAGTTGGTCCGGTAACACTCTACGGCGCGGTTGGCGGTTAGGACGGCTGTGTAGCCGTCGGCGATCTCCAGGGCTCGCTCGAACAGCCCCTTGTTCCTCCAGAG